GTGCGGATAGCGGCTGGTCAATGGGCTTTATCCTACAGCTAACAGGCAACGGCTCCACAGTCACATGGCCTAGCGCAGTAGATTGGGCTGGCGGTACAGCACCTGACGCACCTGCCAGCGGCGCAAGCAACTTATATGTGTTCTACACAAGAGATGGCGGTAGCAACTGGATCGGCGTACTGTCTTCGGCAGCGTATGCATAAGGATTAAAGAATGTCGAACTTTAAGAAACTTATGCTGGGTGCAGCAGTAGGAATCCCCGACCAAACGTACTGGCTCGTTGTCAACACTAATACTGATTTTTATAGCGGTGGAAATGGTATAACCTCTGATAATGACCAGAATGTCTATACTTCTGGTATCTGGTATGACCCCTTGATCACCGGCGGCACCCAAGCGTTTGTTGAGTCCTATGACCTAGACGGTAATTACCGATGGAGTAAAGGTTTTGGTGGTACATTAAATGACAGTTTCAATAGCATAGTATCAGACGGAACTGATATATACTTTCATGGATACTTACGAGGTGGGCTTCCAAGTGCTGGTACCAATAATGAGAATGGCGTTATAAAAATAAATGCGTCAGGAGCAAGCCAGTGGCAAAAAATCTTTGGCGCAAACGCTGGAAATGGTAATTCATTGACCTCTGCTAGCACTAATGGCAAATCAAATATAATTGCTGGCGGAAATCAATACACAGTTCAAACTCATGGTTCTAGTAACGCTATCTTTGTTACAAAGTACAATACGTCTGGCACACAACAGTTTAAATATAAAATAACCGGGAATTATGATGTAACGGCCCAAGCTATTCAAGTAGATAGCTCTGGTAATATGTACATTTGTGGACGTATTAAGGATACCTCAGCCGGTACGAATTATAACGGGTACATAGTAAAAACAAATTCGTCTGGTGTTGTCCAATGGACTCACATGCATGGCGGGACGGGCTTTGATGTAGTCGAAGATATACTGATTAGTGGTTCTGATTTATATGCATCAGGTCGAACAGATAGCGGAAATGTATGCCGGGTGATGAAGTTAAGCACATCTAATGGCAGCGTTACATGGCAGAAAAAGATGTATGCGTCATCCAATTTAACAATTGGACACTCGCTACAAATGGACAGCACAGGCGCATTGTATGTTCTCTGTTATGAGGCAAATTACAAATCAGTTCTAATTAAATTAGATAGTAGCAATGGAAACACTACTTGGGCTAGACGTTTTAGAGACGGTCATCCAGATCAGTTGCGAAAGTCATTACACAGGCTTGCTTTTGATAAGTATGATAATATGATAATCTCAGGTTCGTCACTGTCGTACAGTTCAACTTGGTCTCAACACAAAGGTGGATTGATTTGCAAACTACCTAATGACGGTACGGGAACAGGAACTTATACCTTTCCCTCTCCATTCTGGGCGATTATTACATATGAGTCTGTTTCTTTGACTAATACCACCTTGGGTGCTGACGTTTCGAGTACATCTGTAAGTTGGAGTACAACAACTCCAAGCCTTACAGAGCAAAACCCCAATCTAACCTTTCGAAACACAGGACTTACTCGTTCTATACAAACAGTCACGGCAGGATAATAAAAATGGACTATGTAAAAGTTGTAAACTCTGAAGTAGACACTTACCCTTACAGTATTCGACAATTAAAAGCGGATAATCCAAACACGGGATTTCCACCTAATGTAACCGAATCTTCGCTAGCTGAATGGAATGTCTATCCTATAACCCATTTAGACGCTGCTTCTCACAATGCAAGAACGCACATAGCAACACAGCAAACAACACCCACTTTTAATAATGATAGATGGGAGTTGGGTTGGGATATATCGGAGCAGACTGAAGAGCAAATTGCTTTATATGATGAACAAGTCGCACGAGGCATGAGGCAACTAAGGGATGAACTTCTAGAAGAAACAGATTGGCAAGCCCTGTCAGATGTAACGATGTCTTCTGAGATGACTGCATACCGTCAATCGCTGCGTGACATTACCACAAGCGATAACTGGCCTCACTTGGATAGGGCTGACTGGCCTACTAAACCTTAAACCTCCTTTAATTAACGCTTGCTAATGCACTAACTAAGTGCTAAACTTTTACATAGTATTACCAATTAGTTTAGGCACTTATGACAGATGAAACCACAGAGTTTCAGACCGTCCTGCTAACTCCTCAAGAAGTATTGCATGTATGGCCTTCCATACAAGGCGACATAGACAAAGCACTGTCCCACGGGATCGATGAAATGTCTGTATTTGATCTCTTCAAGGATGCTATAAACGGCACAGTCTTTGTTTGGATCACACTGGACCCGGATAGCAAGATAGTCTGCACAACCACCCTAAGATTTCTGACACAGAAGAACGTAAAAACGTGTCAGATCATTACCAACACCACTAACGGTGTTTCACTCAAGCAGGTCGAAGCAGATCACAGATTGTTTGAGGACTTTGCCAAAAAGAACGGCTGTTCGCATCTTCAAGTATGGGGGCGCAAGGGCTGGTTAAGACGCCTACAGACGCTCAGTTCTAGGCAAGGCAACAAATACAAAACTCAATATTATGTTTTCGACATGGAGATTTAAATGAAACTGCTTAACCCTTTTATGCCTTACCGGTATCTACACCCACGGGCTTCTGGCCTGATTGCGTATAAAGGCGGCGGCGGCGGTGCTTCTGCGGCACAAGTGGACGAAAGTGTTCAGGGGGGTGTGTCCGCTGTTAACGAAAACACTAATGCCGGTTTTGCAGAAACTGCGGCTATGGGTGAGACAATCACTAACAACCAAGCCACGATGACGGGCAATCAGGATACTATGTTGTCTAATCAAAACACAATCACTAACAACCAAGCCACGATGACGGGTAATCAAAACACGATGATGGGCAATCAGGATACTATGTTGTCTAATCAAAACACACTCACATCGGGCCAGACAGGCCTTAGTAATCAGATCGCTGCTATCCCGCAGACACGAGTTGTAAACCAAACAGTAGACACCTCTGGCATCGAAAACCGCATTGGTAGCCTTGAAGGTACAACCAACACAGGCTTTGCCAATGTGGGTGGTCGCCTTGATACTGTAAACAGCACGTTAGGCAACGTACAGGGTTCAGTAGATACCGGATTTGCTGGCGTTAATGACAGCCTAAACACTATGGGTGGAAATATCACGGCTGCAGGTAACAAGGTAAGTGATCTATCTGATAATGTTAACGTACAGTTTGGTAATACCAATGAGGCTATTAGCAATCTCGGAACCGCTACTGGTGCTGGGTTCAATGCGTTAAATGACAATGTGAACACTGGATTTGCTAGTCAGGCAGATACCCTTGGAACAATGTCTACTGACATCCTTAGTGGTCAGAATAACATTAACAGCCTGTTGGACACTATCGGCAACAACCAGAACACCTACTACGGTGGATTGGCACAGGGCCAACAAGAAATCTTAGGCGGTGTTGGTGGTATTCAAGATACCTTTGGACAATTCCAGAACCAATACAATGACGATACAACCTTGGCTAACCAATCCCGCGCCCGGATGGAAGATACGGTTACAGGCGGATTTGGTGTGATGCGCGAGGACATGGCTAATACAGCAGACGCTGCTAGCCGAGAGCGTATGAACATTAAAGGTGCGGTTGCCCAAGGTGCTGCGGCTACCCAAGATCAACAACAGTCTATGCAAACCGACTTTGGCCGCACTCTTAAGGCTATAGCCTCTGATATGCCTGCACAGACACAACAAGATGCCGCAGGCCGGGAAGACATTATTAACCGTCTAGGTACTGTACGTAACGTACTAGCCTCACAAGGCGATAACATAGATGGATCAATCCGCGAGCAGTACACTAAGCTCGCCAACTCGTTTGATCAAAATGGGAAGCTAATCCAAGAAAGCTTAGACCAAGCAGGCAATACAACGCGCCGACAAATGGATGGGCAAAACAATCTACTGATGGCCACATTTAACAGTACTGGGCAGATCCTTGATCAGTCTGCACTTAATGTGAACCAGCTTTTGGGAGCAATGGACAACTTAGGGTACACGGGATCAGGTCGCCAACCAGGAGACCTTTCACCACAGATACTGGCTAATCGACCTGCCGCAGTCCGCAGTGGACTGATGGAGCGGGAAGATCCATTTTTCTCAACATTTGGATAAGTAATGCACCCACAATCAATCTCTGAAGAAGGTATCGAACTGATTAAGCGGTTCGAGGGCCTACATCGCGTAGGTAAAGATGGTAAGGTACGAGCGTACCGTTGTCCGGCAAATAAATGGACTTGCGGATGGGGTTCGACTAAGGGCGTCCGGTCTAATACAATATGGACAACCGCTGAAGCTGAAGAGCGCCTACGGCTGGATGTAGCTGAACATGAAAGCATCGTTAAGCAGCATGTTTCTGTGCCCCTTACTCAAGGACAGTATGACGCGATAGTAAGTTTCGTATACAATCTCGGTGGCGGTAACTTCCGTAGCAGCACACTTTTAAAGAAACTTAACAAGGGCCTATACGATGATGTCCCTGAACAACTCATGCGCTGGAATAAAGCTCGAGTAGAGGGCAAGCTCACAGCCTTGAAGGGATTAACACGCCGCCGGGCAGCTGAGGCTGCTATCTTTTCGTCTGATGCTAAGCTCCCCTCAGACGAGGGTGGACCTATTGCTCCCCAGAAAGTAACAGCCGCAGCGGCTAAACCATTAGCTAAAAGCAAGACGATTGCTGGTGCGGGTATTGCTGGGGCAGCTACTGCGCTGGGCGAGATCACGCCTCAAATTCAAGCCCTGGTTCCTTACTCGTCTAGCATGAAGACTATCTTCTTGTTGTGCGCAATAGGCGGTATCGCGTTAGCTGCCTACGCTAGATTTAAGGATCATAAAGAAGGCGTTCACTGATGTTCATCTTCAGTAAGATCAAACTCTACATAATTGCAGCTTTGGGCCTTCTGCTTCCAATTCTCTACGTCCTGGGACGCAAGGATGGAAAGACCTTGGAGAAAGGCAAAGTGATTGCCGACGAACTCCAGGCTCAAAAGAAAGCCGCAGATTTTTACAAAGCGATGTCTGAACATGATAAAACTCATATTCCCACTAATGGTGGTGAGCTTGCTGACAGGTTGCGCAAGCACGGTCTATAGATCCAAGCTCGAAGTCTACTGTCCTTCCATAATACCGTACCCCGAGGATCTAACAAACGTCTTATCAGACGAGATCGAGGGCCTGAAGGACACCTCAGTAATCCCTATATTCATAGCCGATTACACCGAACTACGAGACGAAATACGTACATGCGAAAGTGAGAGGGCTAAACTAAATGGCTAATAAAAATATGCAGGGTAAGCAGTCCGCTCCTCGTTACGCATCTATCATGGGTCAACCGCACATGTTGGCCTACATCAACCGAGAAGAAGAGGATATGATCCGTAAGGCTGGGGGTGCGGGTACGCCTGGTCCTGGGGGTGTTCCTGCATACTGGACGCTAACAGAGCCTAGTACCTGGGCAGGCGGAGAAAACTATGAGGAAGGTGCAGGCTTTCAGGGTGTGGGGAATTTCGATGCCTCTGACAACAACACTAACCCCACCAGTAATGATGCTGACAACTCACCAGCATCTACTAACGCCACAAATACTAACGTAATCACAAACCCGGATACTCAGTGGAAGACAACCACTATGCACGGTCAAGAGGTACAGTATACCGGAACACCTGGCCAGGGTGACTTCTTTGTAAAAGATCCTGGTTATATGGACCCATACGAATACATGGATCTCATTGGCGCTGATTACGATAAGGACGGTAAATGGACCTATGACAACGACGATGGATCTACAGTTTACTCTGATAATGCGGCCTTTGACATGTCGCACTATGCTAAAGATGAAGATCATGCTGCAGACGTAGCCTTCTATACGGCAAACCCAGACGCAACCATCACCACGGAACAGTATGGTAAAGCCATAGCGGTTTCTAAGGCTCTTAATGTTGCCACGGGTGTACTTGGCCTGGGTTATAAAGCGATTGCCGAGCTTCAGCGCCGGGGGTTATTACCCGGAAACACGGCTACGAGCTATTTTACAGAAAACAATGTACCCGAAACAACTCAAACCAATACAGACAACACTATCCTCGAAATGGCTGAAGCTGGGGCAACTAACGAGGAAATCGAAACAGAGCTAAAAAAGATTACAGCTCAAGAGTCGATTGAGAATAAAAAGCTTGGCCTCGACACGATGTCGGATGCAGCATTTGGCGATAGTAATGTAGGTGATGCTACTGCAAACCCATCTTCCTACTTTTCGGATACGTATATGTCAGATCGTGTACCCGACATTGATCCAAACGCTGCCGGTACTTCTATAGACAAAGCAAACTATCAGATGTCCGAACAGGCTCCTGTGCCTATTGAGACAGTAGGATCTACAGCTACTACTGATAATATTGTCGCCCAGAGTGCGGATGGATACAACGTACAGACGGTAGACAATACGCTTACTGGAGAGGCCTACAAGGCAAATGCACAGACGGGCGAGATTACCAGTAACTCTACTGTAGATGCCGCCGCTAACACTATCAACATTGAAGAGACTGCCACAGGCCTCAACGCGGTTGGTAAGGCCCTGGATAATTTTGCCAGCGTGGATACTTCTCGTATCATTGATACAAATACGGTTCAGGGTAAGCTGCTAGCGGATAGTCTAGGTAAAAATGGCTATGTGGACAGTAAGGCTACTATCAAAGGCCAGCTAGATATTATCTCGGCAGAATTCAAAGATGCGCAGGGTAATCCCCGCATTCCTGCCTGGGCGCAATCTACTGCACGAAATGTAAGCCGAACTATTTCATTCAACGGTATGACAGGTACAGCTGCAGTAGCCACACTGTCTAACGCTTTAATGGAGAGCACGTTAGGCATTGCCGAAAAGGAAGCCCAGTTCTTCCAGACACTTTCCTTGGAAAATCTAAGCAACGAACAAGAGGCTGTTATTCAGAAGGCATCTGTCCTTTCAAATATGGAGCTTTCTAACCTAGATGCTCGAATGACAGCTGCGGTACAAAACGCCAAGTCGTTTCTTCAGATGGATTTGTCTAACTTAGATAACCGGCAACAGGCGGAGATACTTAATACCCAGACCCGTGTAGATGGCATCTTTGAAGACGCTAAATCTATAAACGCTGAGCGGTTCTTTTCTGCAGACGCAGCCAATGATTTTAAGAAATTTTACGATGAGCTGAACTACCAGGTCGATAAACACCGGGCCGACACAGTGAACGAAATGAACCGCTTTAACACTGGTGAAACAAACACAGGTAGACAACTTCAGGCTGATCGAGATCTTAACCGAGAAAAATTCTACACTGACCTTCAGTACAATATTGATTTGAGTAACGCGGATTGGCGGCAAAGAGTTGAGTTAGCGGAGTATGAGACAGAGTTTCAGGCGGCGCGTATGGACGCAGAACAGATGTTCTCACTTACATCCGAGGGACTGAACAAAACCTGGGATCGAGAAGACTCATACTTCGATAACATTTGGAAAAGCTCTGAGACTGAGCTGAAGCGGTTTGTTGACTTATATCAGATCGATAAAACGTATGAGACAGAGATGCGTAAGATCAATAATGAGGAAGCTATTGCCCAGGGCGGGGCAGATTACGAACTCTTTAAGATGGTTAATGATGTCCTGGATAGCGATATCTGGGATATTTTCGACTAATCGTAAGTATAGGATCTATAATGAAACTTAAGAAAATTATCACTAAGTCTATCCGGTCTTACTACGATGGTGAGTTACCCATGACAACAATTGAGGCCTCTGGAAAACCTTTCATCTACACGATGGAATTCTTTGACATGTTGGCAGAACAAGATCTTGAAGTGGGAGAAGCTGATGCTGAGCAAGAGTAACCGAAACAACTTCGATGGCCCTATTCCCGGCGAAAACTTCACTTCTGATGTTAAGAATTACCCCTGGCATCGACCCCCAACTCACAACAGCTTAGATGAAGTTGTGGGGTCTATGGTTAAAAGCCTTAACAAGCCTGAAAAGACTGCACTCGTTCTTGCTTTACTTGAGACTAACGAGACTATCCTGGATGTCGTAACAGGCCTAATCCGTATTGGAGTGGCTAACGGTCGTATGTCTATAGACATGGGCATACTAGCCGCAGGCCCTATGGCACGTATGGTCGAGGTTATCGCTGAGAAAGCTGAGATTGAGTACGATAGAGGCTGGAACCAAAAGCCACGCCTGGTCACCTCCGAATTGCTACGGGCTATGGGCGGCAGGGTTGATCCTAACGAAGTGGATGAGGACGAACTAGACGCCGCTGAACAGGATGAACCAGATACAGAAGGTCTGATGGCTATGTCAGACGATCCTGCCTCGGAAGAGCAGCAATTAGAGATGCTAGGCTCAGAAATTTTAGAAGATGAGGATCTAGTATAATGGGTATGCGACTTGCAGGCTTTATGGCCGCTAGAAAAGATGACAGGCTTGCCCAAGAGGCGCGTGACGAGGCTAAAAGTTTACGCGATGATACGTATCAAAGGCAGGTTGAACGAGATGATATTGCACACCAGCGTCAACTTGATCTTATAGACATTAGGCAGAATAACGCCTTGAAGCTTACCGGCATTTCGGAGTCTAGAGCACAGAAAAAAGAAGATGCAAAAATGCGTAGGAAAGTAGACGCATTTATTAGGGTTAGAAACCTGGCAGATACTCCTGCGGTAAGATCTGAGATTACTGCGGGTTTTGAATTATACGGGTCTAAAGACTTTCTTGAAGGTATAAAATCAGGAAGATTTAGACTAGAAAGCCCAGGAGGTAATCCACCTCCGCCTCCTACAGCTGATCCAAATAACATAGGAGTGGAAGTAGACGCTAATAGTGATCCTAGTGAAGTATCAACAGCACCTACTGCGTTGTCTGTAGATGTTCCTACGGTGGATCCAGCCCCTGTAAGCGTACAGTCTGAACTAAGCTTATCAGATACAGATGCCCAGATGGCAGATATTATACCAGAACCTGTTGATTCAGAGGATCTGACTGCTACGGAGGAGCCCCCAGAGAGCGCCCAGAGCGATGAAAGCCCGCAGCCGGAGGTTCCTCTAGAAGCCCCAACAGACCTTGCTCCAGACGGCCCTGTATTGTCCTACGACAACAACCCATACATTAAGCTCGAGGATTACGCAGGCCAGGACTCAAAAACCCTGGCGCAAAACATTAGGATTCTAGAGCAAAATGGCTACAGCGCTGAAGAGTTAGCTCCTCTAAAGGCAGAGCTAGATTTTGTTAAGAAAGCTGAAGTAGATCCAGTAGATGGGTTTGCCTCTATGCTACTTGAGGCTGATAGCTTCGGTAAACTGGCATCACTACAGGGTAACCTAAATGCTCAGTTATCTGACAAAACCCTAACACTGGCAGAGCATACTAGCCGTAGCGCTGAAGTAACTGCCACCATGAATACCTTGGTAGAGATTAATCGTAAGAATGCTGAGAAAGACGGTAAACCCTTAATGTTCGCTTCATTCACCTCTACTGGATCTATCGGTGCGGCTGGGCAGATGGTTTATCCAAGAGATGGTAAATACTATGATGCATCAAACAACGAAGTAGATATCTCTAAAGGCCGAGTTTTGCCTGCCGATTTTTATGAGACCTTTGTACGTAACTACAACAACGCGGCACAGAAAATTGCTACTAATGTTGACGAGGGTGTAGGGGCTATACAAACCCTTTCTGACTACCGTAATTTAGTGATTACTGCGCCAGAGGGTCTTAACCCGTATATCAGTATGGCAGGTATACTTGTGAATGAAGCTAACTCTATCAAGAGTGCTCTTAAGGGTGTCATGAACGGCACGTATGGTTACGAGACTTTTGAGAATGAGGTACTAAGCAACATACAAAATCTATCCGCTAAAGATAGGGAGATTGCTAGTATGCAGCTCAGAGCGGCCTACGCAATGGCTGCTTATGCAGGATCAGCTGGTCAGGCATTGTCCGACAAAGAGTTAATGCAAAACCTAGAGAATGTTGGTAAAGGCATTACCAATCCTTCAAAGGTCGTAGGACTCTTGAATAGAGCAATGCAACAGGTTGTAAAACGTACCGAGCAGAAACGGTATACAGCGTTTAACAGCTTCATCGCTTCTGAAGATCTTAAAGGAACTATGTCTACAACCCCAATCGGTATGAATTTTACGGATTATCTACCAAACGTCTTGGATTACGACACACAGGTGTCTTTAAAGGACGCGATGGGAAATGAGACTGAGTATGCTTACAAATCAGCTGAGGCTGATCCGGGCTCACTTTCCTTTTCAGATATACCAAACATCAGCTTTGACCAGTTTGTAGAATTCCTGAAAACTAAGCCTATGGCAGACCCTTCAAAGGGTACTTTTTACGAAAACTATACAGAAGACGAACTTCGTACATTCTTCAAAAACAACGGAGGTAAATTGTAATGGCTGAGGATAAGTTTCAGGCACTCGAAGATCTCCTTTCTGCCGACAAAAATGACCCCTTAAACAGCCAGTATGATGCTGGGGGTGCTCCTGTTGAGCTACCAGAGCCTACGCCGATTGATAAACTTGCAGATGAGCTTGGCTCACAATACTGGCAAGGCATGTCTTTCCAGGAAGCTATGGATGAGTATGATCGCATAGCAGGCCTACCCAATGCGGAGAAAACCCTAACTGGAAATCTTAGATATACAGATACAATCACAGGCCAGGTAGAAGATGTTCCGCGGCCTTCTCCAAAAATGTGGAAGGCTACGCTTACAGCGGCGGGACAGGCTATCGCGGCACCGTTCTCTGAGAATGTCTCTCTTGGTGACGCCTATGAAACCTTCACTAACCCAGAAGCTGGTGTAGATGCAGATAGACTGCTTCTCATGGGCGTTAGGGAAAGTGCTGGAGACATGCGGGAGCTAGGTGCTGCCGTTATGGGTAATGACGAGCGAGCTGAAGAGATTGCCTTAAACAGCCCTCAAGTTGATACAGAGGATAGCTTTGTAGACAGTATGGTTGCGGATGGCGGTCCTGCCATTGCAGCTGCTATTCTCGGTGATAAAGGGCTTAGCAAAATTGGCCCTGCTTTCTCGGCACTTACAAAATATGTACCTCAGTTTGCAAAAAATGTTGGCCGTGTTCTTACCGGTGAAGCTGCGGCGGTATCTACGATTGGTACAGAGGAAGGCAATGTCGTTCTCGGTGAAAATGCAGCCATGCCCTTATTTGATGGACTAGATCTTGGCGATTCTAGATCTGATCAGATTGTAGAGCAGAGAGTAAACGCCCTGATTGAGGGTATTGGTATATCCAGCCTTGCCGCAGGAGCTCTTCGTACAACTGCAGATACTGCAGGCTTAGTATACGACATGTTGGTACGACCTGTAATGGGGGTGATAGGACCAAAAAGTAATAAAGAAAGGGTTATATTCGATGATATAGCCAACCGCTTAGCTAGCATCACGGAGGCAACTACCGAGGGAGAGCGGTTTCAGATCATTCAGTCGATGGCAGAAACTATAAATGCCAATCAAGAAGTATTCATCTCCCGGCTAGCCGCTAACCAGCAAGAGATGCCGGTTAAGCTTGATACTCTCAACGCACTTATACGGGGTATTGATGATCCCCAGATGGCTGCAGAGGCTCGTAAGGTTATTGCTGGTATGAACACCAAGGCGATGCCAGGCTTCACAGCCAAACTGGATGCACCTAAAGCTCGTATGGATGCGGAAATACAGTCGTATCTCGATTCCATAGATGCGCCAAATCCTGAAGCTCAGACCGCCGCTATGCAAGGTGCTGCAGATGACTTTGCTGGCCAGGCTAATCAGTATCTTGATGAAGCCGCAGCACCCGCTGCAAAATTTGATGCAGATTACAACCAGGCTCTAGAGAGTATTGGTACAGGTATTTCAGATGATCTAGAGTTTGCTGGGCGGCTAAAGCAATTAGAGACCGTTACAGGTACTGACATAGCGGAAGCAAAGAGCGGTAAGCTTACTGAAATTATGGAAGGTGTACGGCTAGGTTACGAGGATCTCTCTAACCAGAAGAACACGCTGTATAATGAGATCAAGGGTGGCGAGATTGATCCTGATGCCTTGTTTGAAAAGTTGTTCGATCTGAATGACGATCAGCTGTCAGCTGCTTTGAGCCAGGTGCGTAGGTCTAGCCCGATTAAAAACATGCTGGATATCATTAACACAAAGAATGTTCCTGATGTCGATCCAGATACCGGTAAAGAAATTATGCGGCCACCTACAGACGAGGAGCGGCTTGCGTTATTCAGAGATGCTCTAACCGGCCAGAACGCAGACTTCGGATATATCTATACCACGATTAGACCCGAACTAAGCGCACTAGCTTCCGATCTATACTCTTCCAACCAGGGCGGTGCCGGTAAAGTTGTACGTGATCTTGTACGTTTCATCGATGAAGACATGGTTACTTTTGTTGAAAACAGTGACCCTGATTTGGCTGAGGCTGCACGGGCAGCTAAGTCCTTCTACAAGGATACATTTGCACCTATCTTCAGTGGCGAAGGTGTGATGGCGGACTATGCAGATCTCTACAACCGAACTGTTGGACGTACAGACAGTACAGACCTTACAGCCGGAGTTACTGGACCTGAGTTTGATGCCAGCGGCTATAACCAGGGAGTAGAGAACCTATCTAAGGGCATACTATCTGGGGGGAATGTAGCCTCTGCCGATCAGATGATGCAGGCCCTTAATGTAGCGTCAGATCCTAACGCTATGGCTGACTACATGGTACTTGATGTGCTAGATAAGTATGCCTCAGATATTAGGATTAACGGTCTAGACGGTGCGAAACTTACAGGGATGTCCGCAGACCTTCAGAGGTATGCAGACCAGCTAAACGAACTGTTTCCAGAGAAGGCGGCGCAGATCACTACATTTGTGTCACAGATCGAAGAGGCTGCAAGATCACGTGGTAACCTAGATGGTGTTATGGAGCGCCTAGATGGTGCCGTTAAATCTGCTAAGGAAGATATTGCAGAGACAGAGCTTATGGGATTTCTGCGCACTGAGTTAGGTAACGATGAATTCTTGGCGACAACAAATCCACAGGCCGCGTTTTCGCAGCTGTTTAACAAAAAAGAAGTACTGGCTAGTATTGAAAATATAAACCTATCTATAGCCTCTTTACCTCCAGAACGCGCTGCCATTGTTAAGAAGGGATTAGAGGTTGCCTATCTACGGCAGTTTAAGCTTAAGACTTCTGACTTCCGAGCAGAAATTGGTGGAACAACTCCCATCAAAGAAGTGCCCTTAGCTAAAGCTCAGCAGGAATTTGATATGCTCTTGCAGGTTGGTCGAGAAGTATTTGCTGATAAGCCTGAGGTTGCGGAGGCAATTGAAGCCTACTCAGAGGTTGCTGGGTTTGTGCAGGCTAACAAAAACGCACGTACAAACGTAGGTCTATCACCTACTGCCTTCCTACAAGAAGCTACCACAGCCACTAATCGTCTGATCTTTACATTGATCGGCCCTCTTAGCCGAGCCGGTACTCGAGCACGGGCTTTCTCAGGAGCAGTATTTCAAAAGCTAGCCCCTGAGCAAAAAGCTATACAGATCTACGATGAAATTCTTTCAAACCCAGACAAGTTTGTAGAGCTTGCTAAACGGTACAACCAAAAGCCCACAGACGCAGCTACAAAAGACATGTTATCTAGGTTTGTAATGGGGGCAGGGCTCAAGACAACTGCCGCAGTGGATGAGGAAGATCGGCCAGCGGTTGTAGATGCGGGTATAGATCAGATGGAAAGTTTACTTACACCAATAGATGATGCTGCCGATTCAATACTGAACTATTTGACCCCTGAACAACAGACAGAGGAAGCCTTTCAGTAAAAAACCCTCCCGCACGAAGCAGAAGGGTTTAACTCAACTTAACAAAGATGGCGACCAAGCTGTCTTTGCCCAATCTATATACTAATCAGAGCCCTGGCCGTCAATAGATGGCTGGGGTTTTTTAGTCTTCTTCGTGCGTAAATCCTAGCAAATCTGACAGGACATTCCAGATGGTTAGTAGGGGCCAGAGGAATACAAGAAGGAGGTAATCCTTTCCGCTTGCATCTTCGGTGGGAGCAAAATTCATCACCATGAACAAGCAACCTATCATGTAGACTATAGCAGCCAACCAGTACTCCATACTACTTCCTTTCGTGTTCTATAAACGCTTTGATCCAGGTCGCACATATGTCTGATCGGACGATATCATCCGTGGTCATTTCTACGATGGGAAATGGTAGCATTTGGGATTTTATGATATGGATTATCTGCTTAAGCCCGGACTTGTCGTGTAGATCTGACTGAGCCATATCACCGTTTACAACTGCCCTTGTGCCTTCTCCTAGCCTACTGAGGAACATCTTTAGCTCGGGATATGATGTGTTCTGAGCCTCGTCTAAGATAATGAAAGCATCCTCGAAGCTCTTGCCGCGCATAACACTAAACGGCTCAACTGAGATTGCCTGGTCAGCCAGCATGGCCTCTACCTTTACCTTACCAAGGTGTTTCTTAAAAACGTCTATTAAGGGGCTTACCCAGGGTGCCATCTTCTCATGCATATCGCCTTTGAAATAGCCAATGTCTTTACCGCCTGCAGCTACATTGGGTCGGGTAATCACGATCTTATCTATCGCACCCTCGTAGTACAATTTTGCTGCCATTGTAGCAGCCATATACGTCTTACCTGTACCTGCGCATCCAACCACAAATACTAGAGGATCCTCCTGTAGGGCTTTTGAGTATAACCTTTGATTGTATGTCTTAGGACAAAGCTCAATTGTCTTAATGGTCTTTGGAGTAGGGATGATACCATCTTCACGTTTCTTTCGGCGGGTGTATCGCCGGGCATTTTTGCTCATAGCTGCTCATTAGTTAAGTACTGGCGGGATTGCACTAAGGGTATTATACCAAAAAGGGCCACCATTCGGTAGCCCTTTTCTTATTTTATGTATAATAATCATTAGTTTATCTGATTGGACAAGCCCCTGTGGCACAGTCTGCCTCTTCTAGCTCTAGTAAACTGTTACCTGCATCTAGATCTACTGGAAGTAGGGATGATGCATACTCAGAGTATATCTCCTCGGTAACAACTTCCTGGGGAAGATATGCGTATCCTAAATCAGCCGCAGTCTTTGTTGGGTCGTTCCGATAGATGAATGATACGCCTACATATGTATCCCAGTTTTCTAAGATCCATTCGATTATCAGAGGTACTTCCTCGACATCATACGATATTGTAACCGAGCAATTGTGATCAACATAGTTTTCCATCATCAACTTGTAACGGTTGAGCTGCTCAACTGCAGTCTCGACATTAACAAACTTACCATCAATCTCTGTAAACTTTACGTCCTCATAGGCTACCGGAAAGGTAACTAGAACGCTGTCAGACTCAAATGGCTTCTTAATCACTTTATACTTTGCCTCACGAAGCATGGGTACAAGGGGATCATGTTTTGAGAATGTAATGTTGTTAAACAGGTATTTACCTAGAGGTCGATGCACCCCCTCAGTAGTATCCATAATTTTGCTTAGGCTTCCGCTTGGCTTAACTGTGGTTACAGCTTTAGGTCGTGGTAGAGAGAGACTGTCGGCCATATGGAATGCACCTCTACGTGCCCACATACGAAGAGATGTAAGAAATTCTGCGGAATCATCCCCGTAGTAGTCTAGGAACTTAACGATACCAGTAAGACCTACGCCGCAGAGACGTAGAAACTGATTAAGTTCGTGCCAGGATCTCTGCAAAACACCATCATCTAGATCCACACATGTCTGACGATAGTTTGCCCGACTAACAATCCAGATCGCACGTTCAAGGTCTTCAACATCCCCTAAGAATTTGCCCAGGTCAATCTCGACTAGGTTACAGAAACTCTTGTTTCCTAACAAAATTTCTGCACATGGGTTGCAACCTTTAAACCAGGGCGCGCGGCGTTTTGCGGCTTCTGCGTTAACAAATCCTGGCTCAGAGCCACCCGCCTCGACCATGCGATCAAAAATGTAGGATAGTTCCCATTTAGTTGGCTTACTATGAAACATGATGCTGTTATTAGACTGTTGTCGGTGATCGTTGTTGTGAAGCCAAAAGTCTTTCTTAGCGGAAATGAATTCATCAACCTCAGGATCGTCGATAGGCATGAGCGCTATCTCAGCTGATCGTCGGGAAGATAGCGTTGTACCCAACAAGTTCAGCAGATCTAGAACGTCAATACGAGATAGAAGCTGACCCGCACGTTTGTTCATAAGATCACATATCTTCGAGAAGGCTTGGGAGATCGTTTCATCACCAGACGAAATCCAGCCGTAACCCTTTAAGCGTTCACCTGCCGGTCGTATCTCGGTGAAGTCTAGAACCAGACGATCAATAGGAGACTTCAACGCCAAGATCTTTCCTATAGATTTAGCCCAGGCTTCCGCACTATCTCCAATCTTAATATGTGTAACCTTCTCGCCTTCGTCATTAACGAATGTACGCTCTTGGTTATCTGGAAAGCCTTTATCTGTGCGAGTGGATCGTATCAACTCAACCTCTAGAGGCTTAGCAAAACCATTAAGCGTACCGCGCACAGGCTCGAAGCCAACGCCACAGCCCTGTAATAGCAGCCAGAACTGATCCACAATGTCGTGTACTGTTTCAGACTTACCAAAGCTGCAGTTAAACTGTGAAGCCTCACGTGTCTTAGCAACGTCTGTACCACCAAGCCATAGTGTGCGGCCCGAGGTTGTTGCTTTACGATCTACCATCAAGTCCCAGAGCTCCTGAAGCTCCGCTAGTTCATCGATGTTAAGCTTTTCACCTTTGGCACGTTCCCACAGCCACTCCTGGTGATCAATTACCCGAGACACTGTTTGTTCCCAGGTTTCAAATACCGTTCCCTCGTCATTCAGTGGACGGTTGTACGTCCGCCTAGTGACCATATTAGCCCGTGTAGAGAACTGTCGTTTATTATTCATCGCTGCCTTCCTCGTCTAAAAAATTCATGCACTGTTTTGTGAAGGCCTCGGATGCAGCCTGCATTTTCAGTACGTGTGTAAGTGTTTTGTGATATGCATCCGCAAAATGATCTCGGTGCTCGGTGTAATCTGAGAGAGCATCCTTTACGGCCTCGTCAAAATGATCATCCCAATCGTCAGCCAGCGCCTGGGCATCCTCAAGATCTTCTTTCAGCTCTTCGATGCGCTGCACGGCTTTCTTCAGGAGTATGCCTTCGACTGTCTTGGCAGAATCCACTACCCAGATCCCATCTTCAGCTTCAAACCAACGGATGATTTCTTGTTCAATACTCTTCATGCTACTAAGTCCTCTAGGTTAGGTGGTTCGTAATTTGGTCCCTTTAAAACCTTCCCGTCCTCGCGATATATCG